AGACCAATATTACCAACTTGCTAATGTAGATAAATTAGTAAACAGAGACTTCTCAAAAGATAATGGTGACTTTGGAAAAGGTACAGTTTTATCAATTGGTGGAGTGCCGATAGTTAAATCAAATACAGCTACAGAAGTGTTTGGAACTAACTTATCAGCTTCAATCTCTGGTACTAACAACACTTATAATGGTAACTTCAGCAATACTTACGCTGTAGTTATGCACTCAAGTGCAATCGGTACTGTTAAATTAAAAGACCTAGTTATGGAAAGCACATACGACCCAAGAAGACTTGGTACTCTTATGACTGCTAGAATGGCTATGGGTCATGGTATTTTAAGACCAGAAAGTGCAATCTCAATCAAGACTGCATAATCAATCTTAATACTTACAGAATACATAGGCGGAAGGCTAACACAGACAACTTCCGCCTGTGTTTAAATTATTATGACAACACAAACTAGAACTTCCGAATTAGAAGCAGTAAATACTATATTGAGTACAATTGGTGAAGCCCCATTGAACTCATTAACAGGTTCTTTACCTGTAGATGGTACAATTGCTAAAAATGTTTTATCTGAAGTTGCAAGAGAAGTTCAATCACAAGGTTGGCACTTTAATACTCATATCAATGTAACTTTAACAAGAAACACAGATAACAAAATTCCACTAGCTACTAATGTAGTTAGAGTAGAGATAGACCCAAGAAAATATTCTAAAGGTGATTACAATATAGTTCAAAGAGATACTTTTCTTTACAATCTTGCAAAGAATGAAGAAACTTTTGATAAAGACTTTGAGAACGCAACAGTAGTCTATTTATTACCATTTAATGAAATTCCTGAACAAGCTAAAAGATATATAACTATTAGAAGTGCTAGAATATTTCACGATAGAACTTTAGGTGCAAATACACTTCATAAATTTTCACAAGAAGATGAAACAAAAGCATTAAGTATTCTTAAACAAGCTGAAAGTCTTACAGGAGATTATTCTATATTTGATACACCTGAACAGGCATACACTATTGTTAGAAACAATGGAGTGTACTAATGGCTTTAGTCAGTCGTACAATTCCTAATCTAGTACAAGGTGTTTCTCAGCAACCTGAAGTCTTAAGATTAAACTCACAGGCTTCAGAACAAATTAATGGATTTAGTTCAGTAGTAGAAGGATTAAAGAAAAGACCTAATACTGATTATGTAGCAAAGTTATCAGCTACTTCTTTTGGTAACGCTTACATTCACACTATTAATAGAGATGCTAATGAACGATACATTGTGGTTATTACTAATGGCAGTATTGCTGTGTATGATATACTTGGAAATGCTAAAACAGTTGTAAATCAAACTAACGCTACAAATTATTTAACAAGTTCTAATCCTAAACAGGATTTTACTTGTATGACTGTTGCTGACTATACTTTTATAGTTAACAAAAATAAAAATACTGCAATGGATAGCACCACTTCAGGTGCTAAAGTAGAACAGGCAGTTTATTCAGTACTACAAGGTGTAAATAGTACAAAATATTCAATAACTATTGATGGAAGTACTTTTAGTTTTACTTCTAGTAACACAGATAGTGAAGCAATTAGAGATGGCTTATTTTCAGCTATTGGTTCACCATCAGGTATTACATTAACAAAAATAGGTAACTCTAGTTTTGGTATTGTAAAATCTTCAGGAACTTTACAAATTACAGCATCAGATGGTTATGGTGATGATGCTTCACAAGTAGTTAAAGATAAAGTTCAAAACTTTAGTGATTTACCTGTACCTGCAATTAATAATCAAATTGTCCAAGTTACAGGAGATGCCAATAATGGATTTGATGATTATTATGTTAAGTTCATTAAAGCAGATAATCTTTGGCAAGAAACAATAGCACCAGATACAAAATTTAAACTTGATGCTGATACAATGCCACACATTTTAATCAGAACAGCTAATGGAAATTTTAGATTTAGTCAGGCAGATGGTTCTACATATACAATAAGTGGAACTGATTATGATGTACCTCTATGGGGTGAAAGAATTTGTGGTGATACAGATAGTGTACCAAACCCAACATTTGTAGGAAGAAAACTAAATGACATATTTTTTCATAGAAACAGATTAGGTTTTCTTGCAGATGAAAATGTTATCATGTCTAGAAGTAGTGAGTTTTTTGAGTTCTTTCCTGAAACAATTACTCAAGTATTAGATACTGACCCAATTGATGTAGCTAGTACTCACACTAAAGTTTCTATACTTCGTCATTCTATAAGTTTTGATGAAGAACTACTTTTGTTTTCAGACCAAACACAATTTATTTTAAGTGGTGGTGCAACATTAACTTCGGAGAATATATCAATCAATGTCGCTACAGAATTTGAAGCAGACAAAAATATTAAACCAGTTGGGGCAGGAAGTAATGTCTATTTCGGTTTCAATAAAGGAAATTTCACAGGTCTTAGGGAACTTTTCATTGCGTCTGACACAGATACAAAACAAGCTGATGATATTACAGCGAATGTGCCTAAGTATATTCCTGCTAACGTCTTTAAACTTGCTAGTGCTACTACTGAAAATGTTTTAGTAGCTTTAAGTTCTGATGAAAAAAATGCACTATATGTTTATCAATATTATGTAAGTCAAAATAGAAGACTACAAAGTGCATGGCATAAGTGGACTTATGGTACTGATACTACTGATAATATTCTTAATGTAGACTTTATAGAAAACGAATTATTTATAATTAATGAAAGAAGTGATGGTGTCTATTTAGAAAAGATAGATATATCACCTGCGTTAACTGATACTGGTGAAACTTATTTAACTCACTTAGATAGAAAATTAGATAATACTGAAATTACAGAAAGTTATAATGCAGGTACTAATCAAACTACTATTACACTTCCATATCAAATAAAAAATACTATGAAAGTAGTAGGTAGAAGTGGTGCTTCTAATAAAGCAGGTCAGGCTATAGCTACTGTTTCTCAAACTGTAGGTGGAACTAATATTGTAGTTACAGGTGATATTACTGCACAAAATTACTTTGTAGGTGAACAGTATGAATTTAAGTTTGTATTCTCACAACAATTTATACAAGTAGCAGATACTCAAGGCTCAAGAATTTCAGTAAAAGAAGGAAGATTACAGATAAGAAACTGGAATGTTTCTTTTAATGATACTGGTTATTTTACTACTGAAGTTAAACCTGTAGGTAGAGACATATCAAAAACTACATACACAGGAACAATTACAGGTACAGGATTACTTGGAACAGTTAACCTTGAAGATGGAGATTATACTTTTGCAGTTCAGTCTGAAAATGACAAGCTAACTGTAACAATTAAAAACGATAGTCATTTACCATCAAATTTTATCAATGCCAGTTGGCAAGGTTACTATGTTACCGCTTCACAAAGAGTTTAATGGAATTAGAAAAACTATTCTTACAGATGTTGATTATTTAGCACCTAGATTAAGAGTAGAAGATAAAAGAGAAATTTTAGATAGCGTAGGATTAAATCCATATCAGGCTTTAGCTAATGGATATAATTCTTCTGAAATTTGTTTAACAATTATTGATACCAAAGATATTCCAGTTGGAATGTTTGGTGTAGGTGAAACAGGAATTATTTGGTTATTAGCTACACCAGAAATTCACAGAATACGTTTCTCATTTTTAAGAGAAAGCAGAAAAGTAGTTAACCTTTTAAATCACAAATACAAAATACTTTGGAACTTCGTAGACTGTAGAAATGAATTACATCTACGTTGGTTAAAATGGTGTGGTTTTAAGTTTTTAAGAAAAATTAATTATGGAGTTAATCAAAAACCTTTTTTTGAGTTTATAAAATTATATGTGTAGTCCAACTTTAGCAGTAACAGCGATTAGTGCAGGTTCTTCGTTTATTCAATATCAACAAGCGAAGCAACAACAAAAAGCTGAATACAACAGAGCAAAACAACAAAACGCACGTGCTAAGAAAAATGCACTTCAAAGATATGCTTCAGAACAACTAAGAATTAGACAAGAAGCAAAACAATCTTCACAAAAAGGTTTTGAAGCAACATTAAAAACTAGAAAGAAAGTTTCTGAGTTTGAAGCTGAAAGAGGAAGTTCAGGTATTGCTTTATCAGGTTCTACATTAGCTTTGATGAATGATTATTATAGAACAGAAGCTAAATATAAAAACTCATTAGCAAATAATCTTGCAATAAATATTTCACAGTTTGAAAGAAATTTAGAAGCAATTCAGTTTGGTCAAGAAAGTCAATCAACTTATGTTCAACCACCTAATCCTGAATTGTTATTTGCTTCATCAGCATTGAATGTAGCTAACACTTATTATTCTTTAGAAGCACAAAAAGAAATTAACAATTTGAAACCAAGAAGTAGCAAAATAACATAATGGCTAGAAAAACACCTAAACTAGATTTAACACCTGAATTACCAGATGTAGTCTCAAGAGACTTCAATTTGTTTTACAGACCCGAAGCAGAACCAGAAGTAGCAGGTCTTAAGGAATTTACAGCTTCATTAGATAACTTTGTTAATGGTGCAGGTTCATCAATGGTTATTGGTAGCCTAGTTAAAGAAAAGAAAGAAAACACAGCTAAAGCAGTTCAAGACTTTGCAGAAAATAAGATGAAGTTTAAAGAAGCTGTTAAAGCAGGTAAAATAGATAAAACAGCTAATCCATTCTATTTAGACAAATACAAAGAATTATCTCTTAATGAATATGCTAGTGAATTTAACGATAGATTAATTAAGAAGTATGGAGACTTGAATGTCATAAACGACATTAATGAAGGCGGATTTGATAATTTTTACCAAGATACTCTTAAAGAATTTATTACAGAAAAGAATTTAGGTGTTTTTAATCCTATTGATTTAGAAGAAGGTTTCTTCAAAGAAACAAGTAATTATAGAGCAAGTTTAGAAGCACAACATAAACAATCTCAATTAGAGTTATTTAAAAAGAAATTCAATGAGAAAGTAAAAAATAAAGTTGTTGGAATTGTTTCTAAATATAAAAACTATGAATTAAATCCAACTATAGATGATACAAAAGTTACAAGTTCTACAGTATTTCAATTAATAGCTAATGATATTAATAAAGAAATACAATCAATTATAGATGTTACTGGAGATGGTAGAGATACT